ATGGTGGGTGCAGCGTGATTACATTTGAAGGTCAGACATTCGCATCTGAATTGGATGTGCGTAGATACTGTCAAGAAAAGTCGCAATTGGCTTCTGATGACAGTAGAGAACAAAGGTATTACGCAGAACTATCTCTGTTGTCATGGGCGCATGATGATGAATATGACGATTGGGATAGATATGCAGACTAATACTCAATCGTGGTTGGAATTCTTCTACTGCCCCAAATGCGGGGGACAGAATCTTGGCGAACGCAGAAGTGATGGCTGTCTGTATTTGATTTATGCAGATTGCGACTTGTGTGGAGAGGAAATCTAATGGTCAAATTAATAAAAGAAATACTTGCTTATGCAGAAATTCGCAAGGCAAAAGAGAAACAGGTGCGTAAGCATTAATGTTTAAGTGGCTTTTGGGCAGGAAGACAGAAAATATCTACTGGTGCAAACAGCATGATGCAGTGGATTGTCAGACCTGCCCTAAGTCCAAGCAAGAAGTCATTGGATGGGTAGAAGATGACTAAGGCATTTTGGAACACACGCAGGTATCGCAAGAACAGGGCAATTGTCTTGAAGCGTAATCCCTACTGTGTCAGGTGTGGTCATACAGGGGATGCAGATAACCCGCTAACTGCTAACCACAAGGTAGCAAGGTCACTGGGCGGTAGCCATGAGATAACCAACTTAGAAACCATGTGCAGAGATTGCAACAGTTCTATTGGAAATGGATTAGGCAGAACAAAGAAAAAAGTCACAAGAATGAACAAGAAGTGGGTGCATTAAGCGTGAAACCCACCCTTTTTTCCACAGCACACGCCTACCCAGCGCCACATGCCGAACATTTTTATGTGACCTTAATTGAGAATGGAGAAATTAAGAAATGACACTTTCAACAGGAATGGGAAAGGGCAGACCGAAAAAACAAAATTTCGTATCTGTCCCTGATCCATTGAAAAATCACATGGACACTTCTAAATCTATGAAACAGTCCATCATTGATGCAGTCAGTGAATCTGACTGGATACCAAAAACCAATGAACCATATTTGATTTTGGCACTGGCTTTGGCTAATCAGATTGATTCTCAGCCTGATAGAACAGACCGCATAGCAGAAAAGTTAATTGCGGTTCTAAGGGCTTTGAATAACGCTGAATCACAAGTAGCAGGGGAAGACCCTGTAGATGCGCTGATATTGGAATTAAGAGAACATGAAACACAAGTGGCAACCAACTAAATACACGCCACCCTTATCTGAATCCTTCCCAACTTCAGGTGATGTGGTCATTGGGATAGCGGAAGCCTTTGTAGTCATACCTGAACGCAACTATGCAAAGTTAAGGCTGACTGAATGGCAGAAATGGTTGATTCGCCATGTCTTAGAACGCTATCCAACAAACCACCCTGACCCTGAAAAGGCGGGAAGGCTTAGATACAAGCAGGTAGTAATTTCAATGCCACGAAAGCAAGGCAAGACCTTGTTAGGTAGTTTGTTTGCTATTTATGGATTACTTGCCCATGAAAGCGCACCTGAAGTCATCTCAGTGGCATCTACCGCAGACCAAGCAAGACTGGTCTATAAGAATGTCTTGAATCAAATTGTTAATAGCGATTACCTAAGACCAAGATTTAGAAAGACTACAGAATTCAAAGGAATCTTCACTGCAAGTGGGGATGGTCGCTATATCGTTCTTGGAAATCGTGCCACAAGCGCACAAGGTATGCACCCAAGCATGGTTATCTTTGATGAACTTCATGTGTCCAATAAAGACTTATGGACTGCTATGGCACTTGGGTCTGCCACAAGGTCTGATGGCATAGTCATTGGCATTACTACTGCGGGGGATGACAATTCAGAACTACTGCTAAATCTTTATACAAAAGGTGAATTTGCAATAGATGATCCCAAAGAAATGGAACGCTTTGGCTTCTTTTGTTGGGAAGCCCCTGATGGTTGCGCCATTAACGATAGGGAAGCCATAGAGATGGCTAACCCCAACCTTGTTGAAGGAATACTTACTTGGGCAAATGTTGAAGCAGAAATCGCCACTATGCCTGAAGTGGATGCAAGGCGATACCGCCTAAATCAGTTTGTAAGCGCATCTAATTCATGGATTCCTTTTGGGATGTGGCAGGGACTTAGAACTGGTCACATAGACCAAAACAAGCCTGTCTGCATAGCCTTTGATAGAACCCCTGCATGGGATAGCGCAACTATCGCTGTAGCCCAAAAGCAGGATGACACCTACGCCACAGAACTAATAGCGCAGATAGTTAAGCCTGATAAGGCAAAGGTAATGAAATTGCTATATGACCTTGCCAATAAATATCAGGCGGTATTTATGGTGGATAGTTATATGAACTTTGAAATGATTTCAGAATTAAAGAACAGGGGCATAAATGTTGCGGGTATGTCCCTAAAAGACCATGTTCAGGCTTCCAATATGGTGTTTGCAAATATCGTAAATGGAAAAATCTCACATAGCCATGACCCAATAATCACAGCACAAATAAATAGTGCTGTTAGAAAAAATATAGGGGATACATGGCGAATATCAAGAAAAGACAGTCTTACAGATATTGATGGGGCTATGGCTACTGTCATGGCAATTTGGGGTAGTGACCAAGAATTAATTTCATTACCAATGATTAATTAAGGAGAAATATTTTATGAATCATAAAAATACAAGGTGTATAATAGAAGGTAGTTATGGGATTATTTGATTTTCTAAGAAATACAAGATCGGAACCAACAGAGAAAAGGGCAGTAGAAGCCCTGATTCCTAATCGTTCAATCACTACAGTGAATATGGATACTGCACTGACTTTAGGTGCTGTCTATCGCTGTATCAATATAATTGCCACTTCTATTTCACAATGTCCAATCAGCGTGTATCGGAATGATGTTGAACCCATAACTATTCCTTCATTCATTTCACAGCCAAAAGTTGGACAGACACAAAGGCAATTTTTATATCAAACTGCTACTTCTCTTGCATTGGATGGTAACGCCTATTGGCTTATCACCCGCAAGGGAAATAGCGTTATCAATATTGAAGTATTACCTGTTGGACAGGTAGTAGTTGAATCATTAGCAGATAGGACTATTCGTTATCACTGGAATGGTCAGGTCTTAGACCCTGCCAATCTTCAACATTTGAAACTATGCGACATATCAGGAAGACCTACAGGCTTAGGTGCAATCCAGTCTGCAAGGAAAGACCTACAGAACGCAATAGATGTTAGGGAATACGCCATTGAATTCTTTTCAGATGGTGCTGTTCCTTCAGGACTTCTCAGCACAGATCAGCACTTAAACGCTGAACAGGCTGAAGCATTAAGAAGCAGGTTTGTTGAAACACAACAATCTAATACACCTGCCGTTCTTTCTAATGGCTTGGAATACAAGCAATTGATGCTTTCACCTAAAGACTTACAGTGGCTTGAAGCGAGAAGTTTTAGTATTCAGGACATTAGCCGAATCTTCGGCGTTCCTGCCAGTTTCTTACTTGCATCAAGTGGAGATTCACAGACCTACGCAAACCTTGAAACAGTTAATCGTGCCTTCGTGAATTTCACACTTATGTCCTATTTCGGTTGCATTGAAGATGCCTTCACAGCACTGCTTCCAATAGGGGTTAATGCAAAGTTTGAACTTGATGCCTTCCTTCGTGGTGACACTGCAAGTAGATACAACGCTTACGCCAGTGCCATAAGTGCAGGGTGGCTAACGAGAAATGAAGTTAGACAGTGGGAAGGCTTAGAACCACTGCCTGAATCGGAGATTAACAATGAACTTGGAACACAGAGAATTTGAAATACGAAATGTAGATTCAGATAATCGTGAGATTACAGGGATAGCAGTTCCCTATGAACAGGTCACGCAGATAGGACGAATGAAAGAAAAGTTCGTCAGAAATTCGGTGTCTGTAAATAAACTGCCAAAACTTTTCTACAACCATGAAGAACCAATCGGACTGGTTAGTAGCATGAATGACCAAGCAGATGGATTACACATAACTGCAAAGATTTCTGA